GCTACCGTAGGCTCTAACCTGTGAGCTATCGTAGGCTCTAACCTGTGAGCTATCGTAGGCTCTAACCTGTGAGCTATCGCAGGCTGTAACCTGTGAGCTATCGCAGGCTGTAAATATACCGCTTCGCACAATGGCAATATCGCCATTTTTGCAACAGGCATCGACTTCTTTTTGTGTTTTACATTCGATAAATTCCATTTTAATAAACCCTCCATTCATATAAAATAATACTTAATAACCCTGTTAAGATTCCTTTTAACATTTTATACCTCCTTTAAATTTTCGTAATCCGATGTTTAAGTTATACCATTTACACTTCCTTAATCTATCTGTGTGTATTTTATTAGCCGGTAACAATGCCACCGGCGGGGCTTGAAATTAACTATTTTTCTGTTACCCTGAATTTAGATTCATCACATTCAAATATTCTGGCTAGTTCTGGGATTTGGTCTATTGCTGCCTGTTCTGTTTCAAATTCGTTTGGGTTGCCAATATTGTCATCTACCCAGTTTCCCCATTTGTCTAATGATTCTATTTTATACATTTTCCTTCTCCTCCTGTGTGTCCTGTATCTCAGGCTCACACTGTTTGTTCTTATTTACTTATAGTATACACCCATAGAGAATGATTGCCAATAGTTTTTTCAACAATTTTTAAGTTTTTTATAAATATTTATTTGTTAGGATTGAAAACCAGGCTATCAAGCTTTTTACCGGATAAACCATATATATTGTATAGTCAAAGCTAAAACATCCTGCTGTCGGTTGTTTAGGCATAAAACACAAGGCGCAGAATCGAAATACAGCCCAAAACCAGCCCCAGGCTATACATTTATATTAAGGCTTTTTAGCGGATTGTAACAAAAGAAGGATGTAGCCAAACAAGACAAAACCACTTAAATGAGTATTATCTCTAGAGCCTTTGGCTTTCCAACGTAATAAGGTAATTAAATGAAAGATAAACTAACACAAAAACAAGAAAATTTCTGCCTCAACGTCTTTCAAGGTATGTCACAGAGAGAGGCTTATATACAGTCCTATAAACCTAATTATGCTATAACAACTATTGATGCCAATGCTTCGAGGTTAGCAAGCAATGAAAAGGTTTTAAAGAGATTAACAGAACTCCGTGAAAAGGCACAGAATAATAAGATTGCCTCTGTGATTGAACGTAAGGAGATATTATCAGAGATAGCCAGGGCTTCAATGACTAACTTCGTTGAGGTTGGGCAGGATGGGGCTTGGTTTAATATCGATAATACAAATCTAAACAATCGTGCAATATCTTCTGTGCAAAGCAAAACCGTTGTTGGTAAAGACGGGGCTGACGATGCGGTATTTATCAGGGTTAATTTACGAGACCCTATCGAGGCCATTAAGGAACTCAACAAAATGGATGGGGTATACGCAGAAAATACTACGGTGGTCAATAATGATAACCGTAGTATAAATATAATTGTTCAGAGCGAAAAGGGGAAGAAAATCACCGAATCGTTAATGAGTGGAGAGGTTTAGGGTGTGCAGATTAAAGCTACCCGGATATATGAAGAGAACGCTCAGGCATGGCTTGACCGTGATAAGGGAATCCGCAGGGCATTAAACGAAGGCGGCACATCTTCTTCTAAAACCTTTTCTATCCTACAGGCGATATATTTAATCTGCCTTTATTCCAAGAGGCCATTATTAGCCACGATAGTCTCCGAATCATTACCCCATTTAAAAAGGGGCTGTATAAGAGACTTCTTTTCAATACTAGACGAATCGCCTGATAATAATCCTAATTACAATAAGACGAATAATATCTATACACTACCCGGAAGCCGGTCTCAAATAGAGTTTATGGGGTTAGATGAGATAGGCAAAGAGCGCGGGCCGAGACGTGACATTCTCTTTTGTAATGAGCTAAACAATTTCAAATGGGAAGTCGTGCAGGGTTTAGATGTCAGAACAAATTTATTTACCTTTGCGGATTGGAATCCAACATCCGAATTTTGGGTACACGAACGCTGGATAGGCAAACCTGAAAACGTCTATATACATTCGACCTATCTCGATGCTCTATGGGTTTTACCCCCCGAAGTCGTTAAAAACATCGAATCAAACAAGAACGACCCGAATTGGTGGAATATATACGGACTCGGCAAACTGGGTAAAATTGAGGGTTTAGTCTACCCGCACTTCGAGCAGGTTAATGAACTCCCTCAAGGTGATTACTTCTACGGCTTAGATTTTGGGTATTCGAATGACCCATCCGTATTGACAAAGAACGTCATCATAGAAGACAGGTTATATTCACAGGAGCTAATTTATCAGACCGGATTAACCAATGATATGATTTCAAATAGGATGAACGAGCTGGGAGTCCGCCAACACTACGATGAGATATTCGCAGACGCAGCAGAGCCGAAATCTATCGAGGAAATATACAGAAGTGGATTCAATATCAAGGCTTGTCCTAAAGGGGCTGATTCTGTGGAGTATGGTCACCAGAAGGTCAGACAGTTTAAGCAGTACTGGACTAAGGATTCGACAAACTGCATAAAAGAGCAAAGGAACTTTAGGTACATCCCTGATAAGGACGGAAAATTGACCGAGAAAACGACTCATACCTTTTCACACGGGATGGATTCGAGAAGGTACGCTGTAATCGGGAAAACAGGCGGTATGCCACCCGGCAAAATGCTCGAGCAGGATATTACTAAGACCAATTTCGCTTTTAAGGGCGTGCGGTCGAAGGAATTTTAAGCATGAGATTAAAAATAGGCAATCTCGAATTATTAGCAGAACGAAATACAAAAAGACCTGAAATCAGTGAACTCGGCGGGACGGGAACGCAGGTATTCGCAGGGATGATTTCCGAAGAGTATAACCCTGATTTACGAGGGCAAAAAGCGATTACCACTTATGACAAGATGCGCAAGTCGGATGCACGTGTGAAATCATCTATTCTTGTCTGCGAACTGCCCCTGCGGTCAATAGAATGGCATATAGAGCCTGCCAGCGATTCCCCGAGAGATGAAGAAATAGCGCAGTCGCTTGAAGATAACCTGTTTAATATGACAATAACGTGGGATTCTTGTTTACATCATATAATGCTGATGTTGCCATTCGGTTTTTCGGTATTCGAAAAAGTCTGGGAGATAATAGACGGGCAAGCAAGGTATAGAAAACTTGCCCCGAGGTTGCCGAAGACAATAAGCAAGTGGCTGCTGGATGCAAACGGCGGTTTATCTGGAATTGAACAGCACGCTTTTATAAATGACGTATACAAAACAATAACGATCCCGTCCGATAAATTGCTTGTTTTTACAAACGAAAAGGAAGGCTCTAACTTCGAAGGCACATCGATTTTAAGGACTGCTTATAAGCACTGGTACTATAAAGACAATTTGTACCGTATTGATGGCATCGGAGCCGAAAAGAATGCCGTGGCTTTCTTAAAATTGACTTATCCTACTACTGCTTCGGATGCTGATATCAAAAAATGTGATGAAGTTGGACAGCATTACCAGGCACACGAAAACCAGTACGTCAGCCTGCCGGCCGACCACGATGCTGTTTTACTAGGAGCCACCGGCCATATAAAAGACTTAATGCCTTCCATCGAGCACCACAACAAAGCGATATCTGAATCTGTTTTGGCTGACTTTCTTAATCTGGGCACCGGCAACGTCGGCAGCTGGGCATTGTCAAAAGATAAATCCAGCTTCTTTTTGATGTCTCTGGGTGCTCTTGGTAAAAACATCTGCGATACATTCAACGCTTATGCAATCCCCCAGTGGGTGCACTATAACTATGGCGATGTAGATTTACCGAGATTAGTACACGGCAAACTGGACACACGCAACCTTCAGGAGTATGCAACAGCGGCAACATCATTACTGCAGTCGGGCGGGATTACCCACGACAACGATGTTGAGAATGTTTTCCGTGAAATGCTGGATATGCCACATAAAGAAGATTCAACTAAAAAGACATTTTCTGTCAAATTAAAAGAGCGTGAATTGACACAGGCTGAAAAGTATGTGTCGTTTACCGAAATAAAGGACAAACTGGACTCCGCAGAACGAATGATTATTGAAGCCTGCAAAGAGGTTATGGAGAGGCAAATCAACAATATCGTAGATGAGTCGATTAAAATCATTGAGAAAGGGCAATTAGATAAAATATCCGACCTCGAGGTTAGATATAAAACACAGATGACCGACAAGATTTATACGGTACTCAAAGACCTCTTAAAATTCGGGGGGCAGCAAGTCAAAAAAGAACTGTCAATCCAGAATGTAAAA